CAGAAATATCAGTTGCTTTAGTATATGTTCTAGTAAAGGTATCACTTGCAGATGTTTGTACCTTTACGATAAGTGTTGTTGTGTCTGCTCTTGCATCATCAATAATAAATCTTTGTTCTTCGTCAGAACTATCTACTAGATATTTTGATGTAATCCAAGTTCCTTCATAAATTGAAGTGCCATCAAAGTTTACACTAGAACCAGAATTGTTTGATGTTATGTCAGAGGTTGTAACAAAGTTATAATTTGTACCATTTACTGTTGTTGTAAATGTTGTGCCTGCTGGCATTGTTCTTGATGGTAGATTTGTTGCAAGAGATATATTAACTGTCGCTTTAGGAGCTCGACATGATGAAACTTCGTATCCTAATTTCTTTGCGTGTGAAACAACACTTGATCGTAGAGATGCACTATCCAAAAACATTTCGTTTGCAACCATGTTAGCATTGTAAGCCATGTAGTGTGTGTTGTATGCAAGCGTATCTAAAAGAACACTCATACCAGAACCTTCAAAGTCATAGTCGCTAAATTGATTCTGTGCTTTTAGAAAAGTTTTTAGGTTGTCTTTAATATCATCAAAGTCAAGTTCTGTAACTCTAAGTCTTTTGTCGTTTACTGCCATTATCGTAATCTCTCTAACATTATGGATAAGTCAACTAATTCTGTGGGAGCATTAACGACATAAAATTCTATCGAAACTTCGTATGAGTTTTTATCCAAGTTTGGGTTTGCTGTAATTCCTACTAATCTTACTCTTGGTTCAAAGTTATTAATTACATCTTCAATTTTTCTTGAAAGTATCTGTGCTGTAATTGGAGTCATGTTTTCAAACAACATATCCCGAACACCAGAACCAATCTCTGGGTGGAATGGTCTTTCATAATGATTCGTTAATACCAGATTACGAACAGAACGCTTAACAGCTTTAATATCAGTAATGCTTTGAATATCATCATTGGAAGTTTTTTTTCCAAAAAATAAATCTATGTCTGAATATATTCTAGAACTACGTTTGCTATTGTTAGTTGTTGCTGCATCAAACTGCGCCATCTGTAAGAACCCCTAGTTTATATACTATTTATAACACTAACCACCAACAAAAACATTAGAAATACCAGAAGTTAATGTATTATGCTATTGATGTAACCTTTAACATTGGGCAGATGAATATATCAGTACCAGTACCATCCCAAAGATCTGTTGTGTGTAAACTTGCATCAAATGAAGTAGTGTTGCATAATCTGGTTTCGCCATTTATCCACCTGCTATCACATTTGGTGAACCAGATGCAGATACATTCGACACCCAACTTCCATGTCCACCTGTTCCGTCACCTTGTCTGTGAACACCAATACCATTTACAAATACTGTTCCACTTCCACCTGTTGCTGGATCTCCACAACTAGTTGAATCACCAATACGAACTGCAGCAGCACCATTAACATTTACATTAGGAGAACCAGATGAATATGATGTTTGATGGAATGGGTTTGGTGTAGGACTTGCATGACCTACATGACTGTCTAATCCAACTCTTGTAACTGCTGGCATAACATCTCCTAGTTCAAATTAATTACACCAGCATCGATGTCCACTTCCGTAGAGGCATCTAAGTCTAGTGTACCTGTAATGTTTGTTGTTTGATTTGATTTATATGTTTCCAATACTGCACCTGTAACAGTTTCCGTCTTTGTATCCTGATATGTTTCAGTAACAGTATTTGATACTGTCTCTGCTCGTTTACCAGTGATACTTACAATATGTGAATGTTCAATATTATCTGTTCCGTATGTTTCTGTAACATTCTTCTTAACAACTTCATTCTTGTTGCCGTCAACTTGAATATCCCAATCACCTTTGATATACGTTTTACAGTTTGAGTCAATAGTAAGATTAACATCACCTTTAATATTACAGAAGTTATTACCAGCAACTATCTCATAGTTATCTCCAACCACTCTGGTTACTTTGTTTCCGTCTGCATCAATCTCTGTGAATGTGCCACTCTTGTGATATTCGTGTATCCGTTCAGCACCTTTTGTATCATCATACTCTTTGATGTGACCAGACTCAGTTTCAAAAACGTGGTTCTTTGGATATACTGCTGCATAAGTTGATCTTGGTTCATCATATTCCTGTTGTTTGGAATCTGTTTCATCATCGGTTGTGTTTGCGATTGGTATGTTTTTAGTTCGTGCATCTTCTTTTAATGCAATTATGTTATGAGGAGTTGTTGCTACGTTCTCTGCATCAACATCATTTCGTGCGAGCCTATTTGTATCAGGCTCAAAGAACTTAGTTTCTGTGTCATAATTATTTTCATCTTTGTCTGTACCATGACCAGAAGTAGGAAGTGCCGTAGAAGGATAAATTTTATTGGGATCAGAAAAACCTTTTCTCTCATCAGGAGCAGTAGAAGGCTTGCCTGGCAATGTACCCATGATAATGGGTTGTTGTTTTTCTTTTGCATCAGTAAAGAAACCTACAACCCATGTTCCCTCAACTAAAAAAGATGGTGTTTGCCCCAATCCTTGCATAGAGGGATTTGTAACAGGATGCATAACAGTTGCCCACGGCAAGTCTGCGGTTGGTATATCAACTAGATCCTCTGTATGAAATCCAAGACAACGAACACGAACACGACCAAGTTTATCTGGATCGTTTCTATCTTCAACAACACCAGTAAACCATACGAATCCGTCAAGACCCATAAAGTAATTTTCAGACATGAATAAACTCCTTACATGTATTTATAAGGAAAGTTCATAATAAAAAAAGGTGCCGGTTAGAGGACTCGAACCTCCATCTTCTTCCGCCTGAAAGAAACTTTACCAAATTAAGCTAAACCAGCATTGGAGATCGAACTGAAATGTTTCCTGCCAACATGATGCGTGGTTCTACACTTTTGTTTGGAGGAACGTAATGACGAACAAGACCTGAGAATAAAATAAGGTCGCCTTCGTTTGGATATATTATTTGTTGTGCTTCGGGGAATATTAATGGAGAAGCTCCATCAGGCATACGAACATAGTAACACCAGCTATACAGATTTGGTGTATGATTATGTTCTTTGGCGTATTCACTTTTTGTATAGGACGCACCCCAACAACGTCTAGTATAAAGATCGAGGACATTAAAAGATTTAGGATGAATAGACTTTGCAACTTCAATTGCTTGATTGCAAATATTTTCTATCCGAAAGTGTTTAGAGTTTAAATCCCATTCAGTCATAGAAGCTTTTACATTCGTATTGTGTTGTTGCACATCACCCTGTTGAGTAATGATATCTGCTAGTTCATCTAAATCAGCAGAGATAGGCCTTTGCACAATAGGCAACTGCATACGAAATTCATAGGTTTCTTTCACGCAACTTTCCTGTTCTTTAACTCCACAAACTTTCTTCGTGTTTTTTCAAACTGTTTAAAAGGTTTACTAAAAATTATTTCTTCCTTTGTTCCTGTTTTGACATAACCAACTAAGTGTCCTGCATCATTTATTATATAGGTATGATTAGGAACATTCAATTCTGTTTTATCCCATTTAGTAATTTCTTTAAGATAAGTCAAACTCATTTAAAATCCACCTCAATCATTCTTTGCATATGTTCGCCTTCCAAAGACTTACGAATACAGTCAGACATTTCCCAACTTTCTTCTGATCTTTCAGATTCATCTACATCTTGTGCATCAGGTAAAAATGAGTCTATTGCTTTTAATAAACATTTTACTTGATCGACCTTTGTGTAAGACCAAAAGTTATCTGGAACTAGATACTCATATTCGGGGATCATAGGAAATCCAAACTTATTTACTTTACTCATTGGAAGATCCCCTCTAAGTCTTGATTAGTAATTTTTTTATCAGAAACATTAGTAGGAAATACTAGATTGTATTTTTCAATCATAATATCACGAACTTGTTCTCGATCAAAACTATCGTAACAAGGATTGTCTTGCTCTAAAACTAATGCGTCAATATGAAGATTAGTAGCTTCAATGATTTGTTCAACACTTACATTCATATCGTAAATGCCATTCTTACCATAAAACTTATAAACATATTTAACAAATTCATATTGTTCTATAGTAATACAAATCTTACTCGTGGCTTGAAACAACTCTTTATTTAATTCTTTATTCATTATACAGACTCCATTTCAGTAGCAATGCCATCAAACCATTCGTAGGCGACAACCTGATTCTCAGTAGTAATAACATTGTTTAACCACAGATCGGCATCTACAAAATTCCAGTTAATAGAACCATCTTCGTTAAGATTCTTTTTATCATTACAAGCAATCACTAGTGCTTCACGGATTTTTGTATCAAGGTTTTTCATATTTTCTCTCTCTTTTCTCATTTTCTATACACAGTATAACACAGCTAAAAATAGAAGT